CCACCTTTGGCCATGTATTTAGTACCTTTAGCTGCGCCGCCTTTGGACATATACTTAGTTCCTTTTGCTGCTCCGCCCTTAGACATGTACTTAGTTCCTTTTACAGAACCACCCATTGCGTATCCGTTTGTTCTTTTAAACATTATTTTGCCTCTTTTTTAACAACTTTCTTTTTAGCTGGAGCTTTTTTCTTAGCTGGCTTTAAATTTGCTGCTTGATGATAACTTTTTCTACTGCCCATAATATTCTCCTTTAAGATATGGTTGTGACTTTTCTTTTAGGTGACATAACTTTACCACAGCCTCTAGCTATAAAACCACCATTTTTCTTTTTGACTCTATTTTGTGCAACCATTGATCTTTCTATAGCGGCACCTCTTTTTTTCTCGTAGGACGATAATTTACCATCTTTATTAAGATCTGCTTTATTTTTATTCATAGGCCCTCCTAGACTCATTGAAACTTTTGCTTTTTTTGTATTAGCGACCACAGTTTGACCTCTGCTACCTGCTTCTTTTTTCTTAATTGCTGTTGCTTTACGTTCTGATTGCGACAGACTGTTTGCTTTAGATGCTGGCAAACAACGATCAGGATTTTTTTTGTCTTTACTTGTACCGCAATCACCTTTGATAGATCCATCTGACCCTATACGTTTCCAATTTTGACCTTTCCAATCAGCAAGTTGTCCCATTATCTTTGTCTCGCCTTCATAACAATACCTTGACCTCTTATAACTGGGCCACCATTAGCTTTTTTTGTTCTTTTAGATTTCTTAGCATAGTTAGGATCTTTGCAATACTTAGATGCGGCCATGTTGGCATAAGCTGAAGGATATGTATCAAAAGTTCTTTTAGCCCAAGCTTTACCAGAAGGACAAATTTTTCCGCCACTTTTTGATTTAGTCATTTAACAATCCCAATCTCTTCTAGCCCAATAATTAGCACTACATTTGTCTGTAGTACCACCTATACCGCCACTTCTAGCACAATATGATTTCTTTCTAGATTTAGTGTTTTTGTGCATACCTAAATTAGCATCACCAAAAGCTATTCTTTTAACTTTACCGCCATCACTACTACAACCTTTAACAAAAACTTCTTTGCGTTTCTTGCCATATCCAGGGTTACCTTTTGAGATAGCCCTAGGTCTGTTAAGCGTTACTGTCTTGCCTTTGTATTCTGCCATCTTTATGCATGAAAAGCAGTCAATGATGAAAATGTAGCAGTTGTATAATTAATATATATACCGTTACTAAAAAGCAATCCATTATCCGGAATAGTAATATCTCTAGTTACTGTAGCAGATGCTACAGATCCTAGTTTAAAAGAACTTGTACCGTTTGGAGAGGTGTTTACAAAATCTACATTTCCTGCCGTTCCAGAGCAAACCAAATTTACTCCTTGTAATCTGGATCTACCTGCAAAAATAACATCTGCAACTGCTGCATTAATACCTGCACTAACATTACCTGCTGGATTGCCAACAGCTGTTATTGAGGCTATTACTCTAAAATATTTAGACCCAGTAGCTGTGCCTGCATTGGCACCTGTAATGGATTCTGTTTGAGAGTCTCCATTAACATCAGTACCTACTACAGTAAATGATTTAGCTGCATCATTACCAGCAGAGAGGATTGTAACAATCCTTCCGCCAACATTAGTGACAGAGCCACCGTCAGCTAACGCACCACCTATAGTAAGCGCTGCGTTATTTCCAACTGCTGCTGCTACTGATATTCCATTTGCATCTAAGACTTGAGCATCGGCAGTTATAAACTTACCTAATACGTCTGAGCCAGTTAGTCTAGTCGCCATAATTTACTCCCTATTAAGTTATTGTAGCGATTGGAGTTGATAGAGCAGTAGTCATCCACTTAGAGTTTGTTCCATCATCTGAAACACAAGTCATAGAAACTCTAGCGTTTAAAACTGTTGCTGCTACTAATGTTAAAGTGTCTCCTGCTACATCACTTACTGCGTTAGCTGCTGTTCCTGCAACTAAAGAAAGCATTCCTTGAAATGCTGATACAGCAGAACCTGGAAGAACAATAGTAGTAGTTTTACCACTAGCTACAGCTACAGTTAGTTGAAATTCATAATGAACTCCTACATTTGCTGTAGATACAGTAGGTAAAGTGATTACATTATTATTTGTGCCGTCAATTAAAAACAAAGTTCCTGATTGAGCTGCTGTTATAGCTTCTGATTTAGCAGCACTAGCATTAAAAGTTGTATTAATTACTTTCTTACCTAATATAGTGCTTGTAGTAGAAATAGCACCATCGGATGCAATCGAACCTACATCGGTAATATTACCACTTGCATCTATATCAAAATTAGTTGTTGCTGCTCCAGTTGATGTGTCTACTGTAATTTGTTCAAACCCGTTTTCGGACCTAACTGGACCGCTGAATGTTGAATTCGCCATAATTTCCTCCTAGGAAATAAGTCTTATCATCTTGGCTTGTCTGCTAGGTCAGTTGATAAAACAAGTTAATTAATCCTAGTCATATAATTGTATATTACTTTTAAGCAAAAAAAAAGGGAGCCGAAGCTCCCTTAAGACAATCAATTAAGATTATGCTCCTTGAGATGCGAACACAGCTCTCCAATTGGAGTAGCCGAAGGAATATCTTTCTCTAGCTTTGTAACGCATGTTACCAGTATCGAAATCACCTTCTAGTGATGTTTGCATAGGGCTTCTCTCAAAATGTTTGAATCCATCAGGACAATCTGTCTTTAGGAACCAAGCATCGGTATCTGTTAGATAGTTGTTAACAACATATCCTTCAGGGACCATACCCATATTTTTTATAGCATTAATGTCATTGTCAGACGTACCAACTCTACCTTGAGTTTGTAATAATCTGTCAGCAACAAATTGTAATGCTGGTGGAACAATCAACTTTCTTCCTTGTAGAGCAATTGTCAAATTTCTATCATCAACTAAAGTTGAGATATTAATAAGAGCATCTTCTAATGAAGTCTCATTCAAGTCAGCATAAGCTGTTGGCCTGTTACTTGCACTACCACCGCCACCCAGAGGATGAGAGTCTGATACTAAAGCAACACCATCGCCACCAGTAAAACTACTACTAAAAGCGTTATTAAGAACAGAGGCTGCCTTAATTTGCTTTGTATTAGCCATAGACCTTGCTAAAGCTTTTGTATATCTTGAGCCTAGTCTATCGTATAAGTTATCTTCTACCGCTTCTTCAGTTAGAGAGAAGGCTAAAGCAACTGTTTCGTGTGCATAACGTGCAGTAAAACCTTCAGTAGCATTGTCATATTCGACAGAGTTACCTTCACCTTTTACTGAGGCGTTACCAAAGCCCACGATCATTACTTCTTCTTCAAACGCTCTGTCTGATGATTCAGTTTCAAATATTTCAGTATGTTGATTATCATACCTAGAATATTCCATTCCGAACAAGGCATTTAATCCTGGTTCTAGTTCCTTCGCTAATTGCGCTCTATTTATAGCCATTATTATACTCCCGCAGCAGTTCTGTTAAAATGCTCGGCAATCCTGACGATAAAATTAACATTAGTTGATAAAGACCCAGTTCCTAACGCATTGTTAGAAGGGTCGTTTGATATTCCCATTATTCTTAATTGAGCTGTACCAGTAGCCATAGTGCCACTAATTTCAACTCCTGAAACGCCTGATATTGAAGAGCCTGCAGCATAAACGATATCGCCGTTCAAACCAACATTGGTCTGAGTAACGCTACCTGTAGCAGCAGATTGTACTTCAAATAAAGCATCTGGGTCGTCGACAACGGCTGCTTTGCAGTCGCTGGTTGCTGTCAATGTAGTCCAAACAGGAGAAAAAATTCTATCTCCGCTTGAATCTGTAAAGTGACATCCTTGAAAGACTCCTAGTAATAAATCGCCAGCAGCAGCAACGGCAATGCCGCCTGTACTAACCATTTTTACTGGGTCGCCTGTATATATAGTTCCAGTTGTACCTGTCAGAATGTCATACTCGGTTGTGCCTGTAGAATTTACAGATGAGCCTAACTTTCCAATTGGTCTTAAACCAGAAGGTGCATTTATATTCGCCATAATATTTACCTTTTTTTAAAAAGTTTTATTTTGATGGAATCAGATTAATCTCTGTTTCCACCACCAAAAGTTACGCTTGTAGATCTCTGAGGTTTTAACATCGGAGAACTAGGGTCAGATTCTTTCATTAAGTCATTGTCAACTGCATCTTGTTGCAGTTTTGCACGGTCGTTGAAATAGGCGTTTCTTTCGTCACGTGTTTCATTAGGAATCTTAGCCAACAGCAAACCACCCACGGCAACTACTCCAGCATGCCTTCCGTCGTCCATAGTTGGAAGCTCGAAATCTCCTATCTCTTCGGCACGTACGAGTTCATAACCCTCACGCATCCTAGACATAACATTCTTTCTATCTTCTTCACCAACGAGTTCAGCTCTTATCCACCTGTAGGTATATCCTTCAGGCGCTGGAGGCGTGTCCAACATAGATGGGGGACGCCAAGGTTTGCGAGCAGTATCTTTAGCTCGAGTTTCTGCAGAACGCGAAGTTCTGTTATTTTCTTCTACTTTTTTCTCATCAGTCATAATAATTTACCTTTTAATGTACTTAGCATATTCGCTAAGTGGCACATTTAAACGTTTTGCCATTTGAACTTCACTTGCGCTAAGTTTGACTTGACGTTTGCGCCCAGAACTATCACTTCTTCCAGCTGACGCAACATTTTGTTGCATTTTACTAGCAGATTTGACTTCATCACCTGTTGAGAATTTGTGAGGAAATTCAGTTCTGATACGTTTATCTATCTCATCATAGTATGTTGCGTCAGAAGTGTCAAAACCTTCGTCCTCAATTAATTTACGATGAATGTTAAAAGCGGCTAGGGTCATTGTCTCATCTTCACCAAACCACTCGTTTTTACCCGCCCAATCTTCAGCAGCAGGGTCTGGTGCAGCTTGTTGCTGAACTGGAGCCTGTTGTTGTACTGGAGCTTGATAATTCTGGTAGTTAGTTGGTTGTTGCACCTGTACTGGTGTGTTGGCCAACTTACTTTCTTCAACTGTTATCTTATCAAGGATGCCTTGAGCTTTAGTTACCTTGTCCCAATCTTGATCTTGATAAGCATTTTTTAAAACTGAGTTAGCTTGCGCTCTTTGAGAATTTAATCTGTTTTGAGCTTCGGATAAATAGTTTTTATTTAATTCTGTACTGCTTTGTTTTAGTTGATTGTTTTCTGCTTGTAATCCTTGAGCGTATTCATAAGCAGAATTAGCTGCTCTTTCTTGCTCTCTCATTTTCTTAGTAAGCGTAGCTATTCTTTTCTGAACACCTTTAGAGTAGTCTTCTAATTCTTCCTCTTTTTTAACTTCCTTATCTTCTTCAACAGAAACATTTTCAATAGCAGCTTCAGCTTCTGAATCTGCTGAGTCTCCTATTTCTAATTCAACAATCTCTCCGCCATCGACGGGTTCTTGTTTTAATTCTTCATTTACTTGTGGTTCTAGCATGAGTCCTCCTCACGTTATGCGCTAACAATGTCATCGGGGTCTTCTATAGTCGCGATAACTTCGTCGTCGTTTATTATACGGCACTCTGCATCGTCGCCAAGTT